CTGAAAGAAAAAGAAAAGAAAGAAAAAGAACCAAAAAGAAATAAAAGAAAAAGAATATATAAAGGTTATTAATATACTTATAAACGTAGTTATATAGCTTTAGTAATAATATATATATATTATATATATAGGATAAGGAGAAAAGTTTTTTAGAGAGCAGAAATATTCCCCTTGACATATAAGTAAATAACATCTAATGTCAGTAAAGTATACCAAACCATTATGAATGCGAAAAAAGAGGTGAAGGTTGCTGTATTTCTCACACAGGAGATGGCTGCCTTCATCGATAGAACCAGACCATACGAAATTACAAGGGCAGGTTTTATGCGTGGACTTGTCTATGAAAAGATGAACAGGATGAATGCAAGAAAGCAGAGTTTCCCTTCTGACGATCCTTTTGCCAATCCAATCATCAATGGTCGTTTAATACCTGATGACCTTAAGGAGCATTCTCAACTTATCTGTGAATGGTGGCCTATCAGACATAAAAAGAAGGCTACATGCTCTAGAAAGGTCGCAGAGAGGATTTTTGATAGATTACGAACATTCACACCTAAAGAGAGAAAGACGGCCCTTGAAGGAGCAATAGCAGGTGGCTGGATGAATATTTATGAAAGGAAACAATCCAAAATTGCAGAAGAGCCAAAAAATAACCATCCAGCATCAAGAGTTTATACAGCAGACAGGGGGTTTATTGATTAATGGATAAAAATGAAAGACTAACCTGTACTCCATACACAAAACAAGATTTTGAAATGGTACAACTATTATCTGATCTATCAGGAAACACTTTATCTTCTGTTGTTGGATTAGCTTTACATGAATGGCTAAAAGATAATTTTGTCGATCAAGTTAAGAAACATCAAGAAGTAGAACACCTGTTGAATGAAACAGGTATTCCAAATCATTTACATAGTTTAGATTTATGAAAACTTGGTATCACAATGGATCTAAATACGTTAATGGTGTAAAAATTCCACAACGTCAAAGAACTACACATGAATTTCGAGAGAAATGGAAAGCTTATTACAAGAATCTATCCAAGCAGAAATGTGAGTTTGAATTATCAAAACTACTTAACTTGTCCGACCATAAAGGTCATGGTTCAATGACTTCATCCTTTAGCCTCGAAGATAGATTTAAAATTATGCTTCTCAAGGAAATACTTAGACCAGTAAAAGTTTATAAGGAGAAAAAATAATGGAACGAATGTTTGACAACATATCTCTTATGAGTACTCTCAAGGATGGTATCAAAAAGGGATATTGGACTATGGAACAGTTAGACACACCACCTCCTGGGTGGAGAGATTGTGTCACCGATTGCGAAGGTAACCCTGCATTCCCTCAAGGTTATCAAGGTATTCAATACAAAAACCTTGCAAGACAATCTCCACTCCCAACAAAAGAGAAAGTAGAAGTTATAGATCCCAAAGACCTTCCAACCAAAAAACAAAAATGAAAACCTTCCAACTATTAAAACCACTTCCAGTAATCAGATCAGAAGAACATCATGTCTATTACTGCAAAGCCACTAAGCAATATATGGCATGGTCAACAACTGAAGTCTGTTCCGAACTGACAGAAGAGGCTAAAGAGAATATTGAATTTACGAGAGAAGAATGGCAACCCAGAGGTGAAAAGATACATGAATGCCTACAGGAATTTATGCTAGGCAGCGATGACATAGACATGGGTGACTATTCTGATTGGGTGATACCTTTATTAGACCATAAATTTTTTAAGAATTTTGAACCGATGGCCGTTGAATATATGATGACCTTGCCTGATAAAAAGGTTGGAGGTCAGCTTGATCTTTTAGGTTATGACACCAAGACGAG